CACATCCAAGAAATCACAGTCATCCCCTGACATTATCTTGTATAGGACTACGCTGCAACCGAAGTAGTTTATAAAGCGGAAGCATCGCTCGCCAAGCATCTTACTCTTAGACTCTCGGATCTCACTTCCGATTGGAAACTTTGAGGTTTATATCAATTTCATGAAGACAGCTTTGAAAAAGTGCTCTATTGGCTTCTGTGTGAAAATGAGACATACTATGCTGACCATAATGATCACGATTTGATTCGGATTTGATGCTGTGCAGCTCGGGTATTCAGCCTTGAGCTCTTCAGTGTATGTCTTTATCTTGACTATGTTAATACATATCCATATCGATGCTGCTATGATTGCGGGGTAAAACATCAACTTTCTCGTGTCTTACTTCACCCATTTATACCACCCATTTTGTTCTAAACAAAGTTTTAAATATTAATTTTTTACCCTTATTTGGTGTGGACTTCTGGTCTTACTTTGACTTGGTCTTTCCTTCTGAGGTCGGTGCAGCTTAATGCTTGGGTTAAGGGTTATCTCCCTTATGTTTGGTTACTTATTCGAGCTGACGCATTATTACGAAATTTTTTATATTCAAATAAAGTATTATTTATTAGAGATATCGGCGATGGAGGGTCAAAAAATGACAAATTTGAAAGAGATATTAAATTATTATTAGATGGAATAAAGGAGGAACCAAATAATGAAAGATATTATTTTTATTTGGCCAATAGTTATCACGATTCGGGAAGGTTTGGTGAAGCAATTAATGTTTATAAAAAACGTATTGAACTAGGCGGTTGGCAAGAAGAAGTCTGGTACAGTTATTATAGAATTGGATTATGCTTTAAAAATATGGGCAAAATAGATGATGCTATAAAATATTGGACAGAAGGATTTGAATTTTATTCTCAAAGATTGGAAGGATTATATGAAATTATTAAACATTATCGAATCATTTCTAAACATAAACTTGCTAATTTATTTTATCAACAAGCTAAACAAATACTTGATTTAAAATTAGATAGGAATTCATATTTATTTTTACAGGATGATATATATACATCTAAATTATATTATGAATATACTATTTTTGCTGCATATGTAGATGTAAAAAGTATTAATGATGAAGTCATAAAGGTTTTAAATAATTCATTTGATAACAATGAAGTTAATAATATGTTAAGTAATATGAAATTTTATAAAGATAATCTAATACAAAAAAACAAAATTGTAATAGATGATAAAATAATATCTGTTATTAATAATGAAAATACGCTTTTGTATTCATCCTCAAGTTGCTTAATTCCTAATCAAAATAACGATGGATATTTTATGAATGTAAGATATGTTAATTATTTAATTGATGATAATGGAAGTTACTTAAATTGTGATAAATATATTATTACGGTTAATAAATTTGTAGAAATGGATAAAGATTTTAAGATTAAAACTGAAAAATGGATGGAGTTAAAATTTGATAATAGAAGATATATTGGTATTGAAGATGTTCGTATTTTTAATGATATTGAAACAAATAATTTGTTATTTATGGGAACCGGATTTCATCAAAATCATAAAATTGGTATTGTAAATGGAAACTATGATATAAATTCTGGAAAATTAAATGAAAGAGAGATTATACCAGATTTTGCAAACTCTGATTGTGAAAAGAATTGGGTATTTGTTGATTATAATGGTTTTTCTCATATTATTTACAATTGGTATCCATTAAAAATTTGCAAAATGAATAATGATAAAAATATACTGTCGCTAGTTAAAACAAATGATATGCCTAAAATTTTCTCTCGAATTCGTGGTTCAACGAATGGATTTAAATATTCTAAAAAGATTGATACAAATAATAATGGGAATATTACTATAGATATAATAGAGGAAGAAATTTGGTTTGTGACACATTTAGTTTCTTATGAAACACCGCGTCATTATTATCATTTAATAGTTGTGTTTGATACTAATATGAATTTATTGCGTTATTCATCACCATTTAAATTTGAAGGCGACTCTATTGAATATTGCTTGAGTATCCTAGTTGAAGATGACCAAGTGTTAATCAATTATAGTACATGGGATAGAACTACACGAATTGGAGTTTACGATAAAAAATATATAGATTCAATCGTAAAATATAATTAATTCATTTTAAAAAGTACAGCAAATCTAAATCTAAATTTCATGTTTATTTTCATAATAGTCAATATTATTAAAATTACGATTTAATAAGTTGATAATTTCATTATTATTATTTATTTTTAACATATTAATTAGTTGAACTACATTTTCTAACAATTGCATATTGTTATGGTAATAATCTACAATTATATGTTGTTGAATATAATTAATTATTAATTCATCATTTGGATGTTCTTCAAAATATTTATTACAATAGCATAATATAGTAAATGCCTCTTTTGTTTTATTATTATCTATATATTTTTGCGAACCTTTTAATATTAAATCCATGTTATGAATAGGGTATAAATAGTTTGAAATTATTCCTTGATAATCACCATAAAATAAATCAAATAATTCTGGGTTTTCTCTTTGAACTATTGTCATAACCGCTTCATCTATTTGATACCAATTTTCATCATATATTTGTTGCGTTTTCTTTTTAAAAAGCTCCGAATATTTTATTAAGTTCCCTCTAGACCCTGAAAATAAACCACCTGCAGTATGATGATAAATATTTTGAAACATTATTTTATCATCTATATTTTCTGTATATGGATTAATACATAATTGTTTAATTTTATCAGGTACTTTATTTATCCATTCATAAATATATTCTGTATTTTGAGCTACATGATTAATACCAAAATCCATCCAAATAAAGTGAGTGCTATTAAATGGGTTCAATTCGATTGTCTTATCAATACAATCAAATTTATTATTATTTAAAATAACATATAACGGTGTTTCGTGTTGTATTTCTCCATTAAATATATGAAATTGACTTTGCAGTTCTTCTAACCGTTCTTTATATTTATAAAAATAAGTATTCTTAAAATCACACATATAAATATGGGTTTTATCTAATAAATTAAATTCTTTTCTTGAATTATAAATAGCATCATACGTTTCATTATTATCATCTATAAAAAATATAATAGGAAATGGTAGCCTTAATAAAAATTTTCTTGCAAAATCTATATAACTATTTAATTTTCTATTTCTCTCTATTTGATTATTTTCCAAACTTCTTATATCATATAACATGGTAACTATTGTGGGATAATTTTGATTATTATTATTAGTATTATTAGTATTATCATTAATAGATTTTAAAAATATGTCTGTAATATTATTAAAAGACACTTCAATTATATAAGCTTTATCATCGTTTACACCTATTGAAATAAAAATCCTTTCATTAAAAATACTTAATGAACATGTAAATTCAATATACGAATTTTTAAAAAATACAAACTCTTCTGATAAGAATATTGTTTTTGTTTTAACATTAAATATTAACCATCGATGGGTAGTAATATTTTTATTTACATGAATCAAAAATAACCTTTCATATTTATTTAATATTATTCCATTTGTCGAGCCGTGATAACATTCTAATTTTTTTTTATTCATTTCTGATAGTTCTATTTCTTCAGAATCATCTTCTTCAATAGACTTTATTATAAATGGGTTTAAATTATATATTACTTTGTTCTTTTTATTATCAAAATATGGCATCCAATTTTTTTCAATTAAATTAGGTTTGCAAGGAATAAAATTAGAAATTGTATTAGTATTTATATTTGCTTTAAATATAGATGGAAAACCGCTTTCATTTAATTCCGGAACAGTTACTAATACATTATTTTTATCAATAAATCTTATATCCTCTAATCCTTTCCAATATGTTGGAAATATTTGTAAATCATAATTGTAATTTAATATATTATATTCAAAATTTTCAATATCTAATTTTTGTGTGTCTATTATTTTACCTGTAATTTTATAATAAATTGATTTTGATACATCTTCATATAATGTAAAATCTTTATTATTTAGTTTTTTATAATTTACACATCTGACAAGAATAGTAACATTTCCATCTTCCTCAATAAATAATGATGGGTTCATTTCAACATAACTATTCGTATTTCCATACTTATCCATAAAACAAATCTGAGGTACAATAATAGGAATTATATCTTTTTTTGGAAATAGTATCATAATAAAATATATATTTACTTTTTAAATATATATATTATACTTTTTATAACTTTATAAAGCCTATTTTAATATGCAAAAATAAAGATATTATGTAAACAGTAATGAATTTAATGTACACAACATTATTAAATTTCTACATAATAATAAGTTCCTGAATATAGAACAATAACATACCTAACAATATTTGCGTTTCTACTTGAACTTGAATTTGCTCCTCCACCCCCAGTTAAAGAATTACCTAATGGTAAAATAATTGGAGTACTAGTTGAAAACTGCCAATTTTGTGTTGTTTGATTTATAGAACCTCTTAATTTTCTAAAAACTAGAGTTAAACCTGCTGTAGTTGGGCTTGAAACTGGAGTTGGTAAATTAACAGTAATAATATCATTAACTATTGATGGGTCTGCTGATGAAAAAGTTGACATACAAATCATTCCATTTGTTAAAATATCTGTTGCGCTTATTGTTATTGTTTGAGTGGTGGGATAAAAAACTTTGTTTAATTGTGAAACAATATTAACAGGAGCAGCATAATATATTCCTGTTGGACCTGTTGGTGACCAATAACTAAAACCTGTGGGACCTGTGGAACCAGTATTTACTGCTGTTCCTGGAATACCTATTGGACCTGTTGTTCCAGTTGTACCAGTAGAACCTGTATAACCAGTAAAACCTGTATAACCAGTAGAACCTGTAGGACCAGTATAACCAGTAGAACCTGTAGGACCTGTATAACCAGTAGAACCTGTATAACCTGTAGAACCTGTAAATCCTTGTATTAACGATATAAGTGCGGAATATGGCTCTATACCTGTTGGACCTGTTGTACTTATATTAAATTGATTACTATCAAAATACACATTTTTTATATCATTATTTAATGTTGTTCCAGTTGGACCATATGTCCCCACATTTAAAGGTCTAATTAATGAATAACTAGGACCTAATGCTCCTGTAAATGATGAATTTAAACCTGGAGTAAAAAACCCTTGTGCTGTTAAATCTAATGTATTATCATATATATTTCCAGTAGCTCCTACTTTCCATCCAACATTTCCAGTTTGACCACCTGGTCCAGAAGGTCCTGGTACATTGTTATTAAAAAATGCCGTAAATGAAGTTGCAAATCCAGAAGGAGTGCAAATAAGTCCATTAGCAGGATTTATAGATATTGTTCCAAATTGTGAAACTGCAGCTAGATTTTGCATATTAATTGTTCCGCCACTCAAATTAAGGTCTGTAAAATAACTACCTGTTGAACCTAAAGAATATGCATTACTAATAGTTGGAATTATATGGCTGTTAACATAAATTATAGGACCTGTTAATCCTGGAAATGGATTAGAGATACCATTATCAGTTCTTAATAAATCAGAATAATAAAAAGTAGAAATACTTGGTTCATAAACAACCATATTTCCATAACCAGTAGTTCCAATATTAACACCTAAACCAGTAGGTCCAGTTGTTCCAGTTGGTCCAGTTGGTCCAGTTGTTCCGGTAGGTCCAGTTGGTCCAGTTGTTCCAGTTGTTCCAGTTGTTCCGGTAGGTCCAGTTGTTCCAGTTGTTCCAGTTGTTCCAGTTGGTCCTGTTATTCCAGTTGGTCCTTCTGGACCTCCTCCTGGTCCGGTAGGACCTCTGCAACCTCTTCCAGTGGGTCCTGTAGCTCCTCCTACACCAGTGTTACCAGGTGGTCCTATAGAGGCAGGACCAGCAGGTCCTTGAGGTCCTACAGGTCCTTGTGATTTTAAATTGCAACAACGTTGTGCGCCTAAATATTGGTTATATGATAAATATGACATATATATATACTTTAAAAAAGTATAGAAAAAATACTTTAAATATAATAAATTTATTTATAATTTGTTTAATAATATCTAACTAATGTTAACATATTAATTCTATCTGGACCAAATTTACCAACAATAATAGTTAATATCCAATTCTCTCCTACACCGATTGTTTGTGGTGTATTCCAACTTGTATTTATACCAGAACCACTAACTAAAGGATAAGCTATTGTTTTTGATGCTCCACTTGTATTTGTAATATATACTTTATATATCCCATTACTGCGACGATTATTTGTTTCAAATTGGTTCATATTACCACTAATATCTAAAACAAACTCGCGAGTGGAAGCATCATTACATTCTATCGTAAGCGTGTAATTAAAGCCATTAAAAGTGTAACTTACGGTATTAAACGCAGTTGATAATTGAAGACCACTTACGGAAATAAGATTTGATGAAGGGTCATAGGATAAAGGAGTAGTAGTATCATCTTGAAACAATGCTTTATTACTCGTTCCACTTGTTTTGGTAAAAGGAATATAATATGTTCCGCCTGTATTATCACTTGTTACAACAACATTATTAGCGGTTCCATTTAAATTGCCGATAAAAGTTGTTGCTGTTATTGTATTAGTAGATGGATTACATGAAAGTCCAGCAGTTTTTTGAATAGCGCCAATTCCAGTAGTAGAAGCATCACTAAAATTAAGATAATAAGTAGAATTTGTTATGGTATTGCGTGTGGTATATCCATTTTTATTTATCGTATTGGTTGTAGTTCCATCAGTGAGTGTAATAGTTCCAACATTCAAAATTCCGTCGCCAGTATCGGATACATTTTTATTTATATATACCTCACCGAACTCTGTATTTCCGTCGTTAAAAGCGTTTAGATTAATATTCCCAGTATTAGAGCGTATTGCGACATTTTGGTATGAGTTAAAGTTCATCGCACCGGCAAAGGCATTTATAGCAATACTTCCATTTGTCGCCTCCAACTGAATTGCGTTTACGAAACCACCAGCAACAATACTAACACTATCCGTCGCATTCACAGAAATATTATCCGCTCCACCATTTCCAATCGTAATTGAGTTTCCATTTGCATCAATCGTAGTTGAACCATCGCTCGAAGTGGTTATATCACCAGCACTCGTAAGAGCAATCCCAGATTGAGAAGTTATGCCGAATAAGTTTGCTCCATATCTCACTATATCTGTCGCTGAAAGAGTTAGAGCATCGGTTGCGTTTTCTAATTTAATATTTTCTGACCGTAAATTACCACTAATATCTACCCATAATGGATTAGCAAAACCTGATGGTCCGTTTGGTTGAGGTTCTAATGCTAAATAAGTTGGGTCAATTCCACCTTGTACGTATAATTTTCCAAAAACTTGAACATCTCCTGTATATCCGATACCAACATAATAACCTCCTGTTGAACCTGTAAAACTAGAACTGTTCCATTGTGATGGTCCTGTGGGACCTGTTTCTCCAGTTGGACCTGTAGGTCCTTCTGGTCCTCCTGCTGGTCCTGTGGGTCCTCTGCAACCTTTTCCAGTAGGTCCTGTAGCTCCTCCTACACCAGTGTTACCAGGTGGACCTATAGAGGCAGGACCTGCTGGTCCTTGTGGGCCTATAGGTCCTTGTGATTTTAAGTTACAACAACGTTGTGCGCCTAAATATTGATTGTATGATAAATATGACATATATATATACTTTAAAAAAGTATAGGAAATATTTTGCTATACTTTTTTAAAGTATATATATTTGGTAGTATCAATAAAACTAGTATTTTCGAATATATTTTGTTATTATTAATGATAACAAAAATATTTGTATTTTTATTTTTTATGATGAGGGCAACTGCGAAAGGCAGAGTTTTATCTCTCCAAGACTAGCTACATTATACTTAATAACAAGAGGCAAATCATTTTCCAAGTAAACCTCAATTTGTTGACACAAGTTAGTACATTTAATAAAATACCCAAGGTTCTTTAGAGAGAACTCTCCTTGAATAATTTTAGAAGAATCTTGTTTCAAAACAAATCCCATACTTCCATCTGATTCCATACGATGAATTTCAGCAGAAGCAAATTGTCCAGAGCATTTAAATATAAGTTCATTTCCAACTGATTTAATTTCTAATTTATCTGAAATGCACGACAAATCACGAATAATTTTTTGAAAATCGGCAGAGGGCAAATTAATAATAGAGGAAAATTTAACATCAGGATACTCAAGTTCTTCAGGCTCAGGTTCAATTAGTCGCAACTTCTGCGTTTTACATTGTTTAATTTCACCATTTTCAAACTTTAGCGCCAAATGTGAAACAATTCCATCCGCATAATCATTATTTTCAATATAAATGGTCAAAGTATCATCATTATCAATGGAGTTAATTAGCTTAAATAAATGAAACATATTAACGCCTATAATAATTTTTTCCTTTTTACATTCATAGAATTCAAAATTTTGTGCAGCCAAATAAAGATGAGCCAAAATAGTATGTGATTTATCCATATTAATAATACGAATTCCATCAGGTTCAAAAGTAATATTTGTTTCTAATAAAATATCCTTTAGGGCGGTCATTAAAGTTCGAAATGGTGCAATTTGTACGGTTTTAATTGTTAAGACATTTCCATCTGTTAAAATTTGCGTTTGATTTTTTGATTTATCGGTAAAAGTAGACATTATACTAGTTTTTAATTTAAATCTTTAAATACTTATGGATTTAAATTATTTTACAAATTAATAATTAAACTAATAAATAAATTATAAACTCTAAACATTATTAATTAACTCTTGTGTTTCAAAATCAATATTATTCATAATATTTTCAAGTGATTTTACGTTATTACCAGCCATTTTATCATTAATTAAAAAACTAATCAAATCTAAAATAATTTTAATTCTTTCTTTTGACCATTGATTATTTAATTTATCAATTATTTCAGTACTATATAAACTTGTCATACTATCTTTGCAAAAAATATTCTCGTTATAAATTTGTTCTACATAATTATTAATTATAGTATGATAATAATTTAGACATAGACAAATCATAGAACAATTTTTATAAGTTTCTTTTAATTTTTCAATACCTGTTTGTGCACATTTAAATAAACTTTGGATTCTAGGTGTAGATTGAATAAAATCTTTTTGTAAAAAAAAGTGACAAGCTAATTGTATTGGATTATACATATATTGTAAATCAGTTTTATTTGTGTTTAGCATATAACGACACATTGCTTGAAATAATCCTGGTTCTTGAAAAAATATTATATTATTTTGTATTAATATTTTGGTACCAACTGGTTTATTGCTAATAATTGCTAATTTAATTATAACTGATAATGGGTCTAAAATAAATAATTTAATATTTATATTATTATTATTTTCTTGTAATATATTCATTAATATAAGTAATAATTTATATTTATATTAATTTAATGATTCATTAAAATAAAGTAATTAGATTTTATAAATTAATAAAAAATGAAATAGAAATAAAAATATTATAATAATTATAAACAAACAAACCATGGAATCTTCAAGTGATATTAATTATTCAGAATATTTGCAATTAATTATTCCTTTTGAAAAATCTAATAACAAAAATGAAAAAGAAATTGCTTATAATTTTATAATATTATTAACAACTGTTATAAATGACAAAAAAATAGAAAGT